CGCAGTAGGTACAGGATCAAACAGCTACGAAGTATTCGCTAAATCTAGTGAAATTCAAGCTCTTGATGCGGATCTTACCGCGATTTCTGGCCTAACAGGTACAGGTTTTCTAAAAAGAACGGGTGCTGATACTTGGGCACTAGATACAAATACATATTTAACCGCCGAGAGCGACACACTTGCTACAGTAACTGGTCGTGGAGCATCTACTGCTACCGCAATTACATTAACTGGCGGCGTAACAATCAATGCTGCTGGCTCAACAAATGGCGCTATTTTTGCTGGCTCAACTAGTGGCACCACTAAAGTAGTAGCAAGTGCTGTTGCAGGTACGACTACCTTAACTCTACCAGCAAGTACAGGTACAGTAGCTTTAACAACTGATCTTCCTACAGTAAATAATGGCACTTTCACACTTAACATTGGTACTGCGGCCGCAACTGGTAGTGCAGTAACTATTAGTGCGGGTACTGGGTATAGCGCTAATAGTGCGACCAATACCACATATAGTGTTAGCGTAGGTCCAGCTTTAACAGCTCTGGCTACATTAATGACTACAGCAGGTGCCGGATTCATTAGACGTGGTGCAACTGCTGATACTTATACAATTGATACAAGTACGTATCTAACTGGCAACCAGTCAATATCTATTACTGGAGATGCTTCTGGTAGTGGTACTACCGCGATTACACTAACACTAGCAAACTCTGGTGTTACTGCGGGTACATACACTAAAGTACAGGTTGATGCTAAAGGACGTGTAATTGCTAGTAGCTCACTAGCTGCTACTGACATACCTACACTTACCGCAGCAAAGATTAGCGACTTCGATACTCAAGTACGTACAAGTACAGTAGCACAGCTTGCAGCTCCAGCAGCCGCTCTTGCTATGAACTCACAGAAGATCACCGGTCTTGCTGATCCTACCTCTGCACAGGATGCGGCCACCAAGAACTACGTTGATCTTGCTATTCAAGGACTTGACCCTAAAGCCAGTACTGTAGTAGCAACGACTGCTAACTTAGCAGCAACAGCTACTACTAGTACACTAACTAATAGTGGCGCCCAAGCGGCCATCGCTATTGATGGTGTTACACTTGCAGCCAATGATCGTGTTCTTGTTAAAGATCAGACTACTCCAGCACAAAACGGTATCTACGTAGTAACCAATATTGGTTCTGTATCCACAAACTGGGTACTTACTCGCTCAGACGATGCCAGCCTTTGGTCAGAACTTCCTAGCGCATTTGTATTCGTAGAGAAAGGTACAGCTAATGCGGATAATGGATATCTATTCACAGTAGACCAAGGCGGAACTTTAGGTACTACAGCAATCACTATTACACAGTTCTCAGGTGCTGGACAAATTACCGCAGGTAATGGTCTAACTAAGACGGGTAATACTATTGATGTTGTTGGAACTGCTAACCGTATTACAGTTGCAGCCGATGCAGTAGATATTGCTTCTACCTATGTTGGTCAAACCTCAATCACTACACTAGGTACTATTGGAACAGGTGTTTGGAACGGTACAGCGGTCGCTGCAACTTCTGGTGGTACTGGACAGACAGCGTACGCCACTGGCGACATTCTTTACGCAAGTGCTGCAAATACTCTAACCAAGCTTGCTAAGCCAGCATCATTGGATTCATTCCTACAGATGACTGGCGCTGGTGTGGCTTCATGGGTTAGCACAATCGACGGCGGAACATTCTAATAATTAAAGCCCTGCTTATATAAGCACTGGAGGGAGGCATATGCCAAATACAATTCAATTAAGGAGGTCGGCTACTGCAAATGCGGTGCCGACCACCGCACAATTAGCTCTTGGCGAGCTTGCTATTAATACGACCGATGGTAAATTATACTTAAAGAAAAACGTATCCGGCGTAGAAACTATCGTTGATGTTACAGGTGGTGGAGCAAGTATATCTGTCTCAGATACAGCGCCAGCTTCGCCAGGTAACGGATCTCTATGGTGGAATAGCAATATTGGCGTTCTAAAAATTTACTATAATGACGGTACATCTAGTCAATGGGTCGATGCATCGCATACTTCTTCGGCTCCTTCTGGGGGCACAGTATCCTATCCACAGAACATACAAAGTGGTAACTACACGCTTGTTCTTGATGACGCTGGTAAGCACATCTATTCCACCAACACTGGCGCACAGACAATCACGATCCCTACAAACGCATCGGTTGCGTTCCCAATTGGGACGTTAATTACGATTGTGAACAGGGGAACCAACCCTATAGTTTTGGGCGCATCAGGCGTTTCTATTTTTGCAAATAACTCGGCATCTGCTTTGTCAGTTCCAGTTCTACCTGTGAACGCTTCAATGCAGCTAATGAAGACAGCGACAAACTCTTGGGTAAGCACATTTGGTACTGTTTTTGCGTCTTCAAGCCCTACAGTTTCTTACTTAATCGTGGCCGGTGGCGGCGGTGGCGGGCGCAACGATAGCGTTGGCGCTGGCGGCGGTGGCGGTGGCGGTGGCGGCTTCAGAACGGGAAGTTCTGCTTTAACAGGTTTAACCACATACACGGTTACTGTTGGCGCTGGCGGTAACGCAGCTACTGGCACATCCGGTAACTCAAGCGGAGGCAACGGTGGTAATAGCGCTTTTAACAGCATCACTAGCACAGGTGGTGGCGCAGGTAATGGAGCAGCTGGCGGTTCCGGCGGCGGCGGTTGGTGGCTTGGCAATGGCGGAACGGGAACATCAGGTCAAGGTTTTGCTGGAGGTGCTGGTTCTTACCGTAGCGATTTCGGTCGCATTATGGGCGGTAGCGGCGGCGGTGCTGGCGGAGCGTCAGCATCAACGGTTGAAGGAAGTCCACAAACTGGAGGTGCTGGTGCAGCATCAACAATTACGGGAACCACTGTGTACTACGCTGGCGGCGGTGGCGGCGGCGGGACTGCTGGAGACACCTCTGCGACTGGCGGAATCGGTGGCGGTGGTAGTGGCTCCTCAACAGTTGGAACGGCGGGTGCCACAAACACAGGCGGCGGTGCTGGTTCAAACGCAAGCGGCGGTTCTGGAGTAGTTATTATTTCTTCCCCAACACCAGCCATTTCTACAACTGGAACGGTGTCCGTCTTTAGTGTTGGCGGTAACACAATTTATCAATTTACATCATCGGGCACTATTACATTTTGAGGAAAGATCATGGCACATTTTGCAAAAGTTATTGACGGCATCGTCACTGAAGTTCTAGTCATCGACCAGGACGTTATTGACACTGGCCTATTTGGGGACCCTGCACTCTTCGTGCAGACATCATACAACACAGTAGGAGGTCAACATCCAGAAGGCCGTCCGCTGCGTAAAAACTACGCAGGTATTGGGTATACATATGATGCTGAACGCGATGCGTTTATCCCACCACAACCATTCCAATCATGGAATTTAAACGAAACAACTTGTTTATGGGAATCACCTGTCGAATACCCAAATGACGGAAAGCCATATTCATGGAACGAGGACTCACTTAACTGGGACTTACAACAACCGTAAGCATAATTTGCTTGTGCGATTGCCCAGCCAAGGCAGTCCTTAGGATACTATATGGCATTAGATTTTCCGTCTAGTCCTACTAATGGACAGACTTTTGTGTCAGGAAATAGAACCTGGACATATAATACTACGACTTCTTCTTGGGAAGCAAGTTCCGTAGCTACAAGTAAGACAGCTAATCATGTTTATGCGGCACCAAATGGGTCCGCAGGAATACCTGATTTTAGAGCACTAGTTGCTGCTGATATTCCTACTCTTAACCAGAATACTACTGGGACAGCGGCTACAATTACTGGGGTTTACTCTGGGACAATAACTTCTGGGCAGATTACTACTGGTCTTGGCTTTACGCCTTATAACGCGACCAACCCAAGTGGTTATACATCAAATCTTGGCACTGTAACAGGTGTTACTGGTACGGCTCCTATTGCATCTAGTGGAGGTACTACTCCTGCTATTTCTATAAGTGCAGCTACAACTAGCGCTGCTGGTAGTATGTCTGCAGCTGATAAAACTAAATTAGATGGCATTGCTGCTAGTGCCAATAACTACGTTTTACCGAAGGCTACAGCTACTGCATTGGGCGGTGTTGAGGTATTTGATGCGACTGTTCAAACTGTAGCAGCAAATGCTGTAACTACCACAGCGTCACGTACCTATGGTGTTCAGCTAAATGCTGCTGATCAGATGGTTGTTAACGTGCCGTGGAGTGATACAAACTCTGGTGGCACTGTAACTTCGGTTGGTGGAACTGGAACCGTAAGTGGGCTTACTCTGTCAGGAACAGTAACAACTAGTGGTAATTTAACACTTGGTGGAACTCTATCCCTAACCTCTACTCAAGTAACGAGCGCACTAACCTTTAGTCCTGCAGCTAGAGCTTCGTTTACTGTTTCTCCAGAAAATAGTGTACGCTCAGTAGATATTAGAACACTATCAAACCCCACGACTGGTATAGGATATGTAGCTGGCGGACGTTTCCGCTTCTCCTCTCTCAACGATGATAACTCTGGTACTTATGCCGATGTTATTGACTTATCTACTTATTCAGATTCAAGCGGAGGAGGCTTTAACTCTCTCTACTTTGGTAAAAATTCGCAAGTTATGCAGCATAAATATGCTGCTGCGGGTGCTACGACATGGACAGTAAAAACACTGGCCTATACGGATAGTAACATAACAGGCACTGCAGGATCAATTAGTGGGTTCAATAATCCAACAACAGCACCTACAGCGAGCACGATTGCTTACCGTGATGCTGCTGGAGACATTGCAGCGCGCGAGATCGTTCTTAGCTCTGGTCTTTCTTCACAAACTCCTACTGTTTTGGTATCAATGTATCCAACTACAAACCAGATGGTTCGCACAACTCCAGCGGCTGTAGCTGCTGCTATTCAAGGTGCGGCATCGGGTAGTTGGGGTATTAATATTACGGGTAGTGCAGCGACCGCTACAGATTCTACAAAGTTACCTCTTTCGGGCGGAACTCTTACAGGCGTACTTACTGTCCCAGCTAATGCTACAACATCTGGTGGCGGTATTAATTTTGCTGGTGCTGGAAGCACCTTCATTCGTGGAACTAGCGGGGATGGTGCAAGCA